GAACAATGACTCAGGTAACTACGGTCCTCAATCATTCATTGCTGGAGGTCGTGGAGGGTATGTAGATACTCGCTGGGGCTGGAGTGGTGGCCCAATGGGTGGTTTTGGCGGCGGCGGAGGCGGCGGTCTAAATGCTGGAGGAAGCGGTGGCTACTCTGGTGGTGGCGCTGGCCAATGGTCAAGCTATGGTACTGGTGGCCCAGGCGGATCTTACAATAATGGTGCAAATCAATCAAACGGCAACGGAGTTAGCGGAGAAGGTTCCGTTAACATCACGTTTTTATAGGAAACGAGAAATAAATGCCTATTAATGTAACTGGACCTGGCGGTGCTGGTACTCACACTCTTAGAAGAGTAAATGTTAATACAGTCGATGATTACATCTATTTTAAAAATCGTACTATTGACAACAGCGTAATCCCAGCTGCACTAACTAATGGATCGGCATTTATTTATAAGACAGGCGTTGGTTCTGTCACTGGCATGACTAACGATGGTTTAGTGTATGTAACAACTACAGAACCAAAGAAATTAAAATTTAGTACATCTTCTGGTGGAGCAGATATTAACTTTACTGATTCTGTTGCAGGATCTATAACTTTTAATACACCTGTAGTTTATGATAATAAACTAAACATTGACGCATCTACTTCAACAAACCAAGCAGTCAAATATTACACTGATGGAACTCCTTTAACAGGTCTAACTTCTGGTAATACATATTTCTTAAAGAACGTATCTATTTCTAGCTTTGCTGGGTCACAGGCTCTTTATACATTAGCAGGTAATACACATACATTTACAACAGCTGGTGTTACTGGTAGAACAGGGCCAACAATTGCACAGCTTCGTGCAGCATATACAGGAGCTTCTGCTTGGAGAGATACATACCTAGCTCAAGGTACTTATCAGGGATATCAAGACTGGACTGTACCTGTTTCTGGTATTTATGAATTTACAGTTAATGGTGCTTCAGGCTATAACGGAGATGGCTCAGGTGGAGTAGGTAGAGGCGCAATAGTTAAAGGACGTGTCTCTCTTGTAAAAGGTGAAGTTATTACCATTGTCTGCGGACAAGTTGGTGCAGCACCATCATCTGGTACACGATATGGTGGTTCAGGTGGTGGATCATTCGTTGTTCGTAAAGCTGGAAACCAACCTCTTCTAATTGCAGGTGGAGGTTCTGCAGAAACATTTAACACCGCAGGTCGAGATGGTGTTCTTTCTCAGTTAGCTGGTACTTCATCTACTGGAGTTGCAGCAGGTGGAACAGCAAGCAATGGTGGTCGTTCTGCTGGTGGATATTCTCCTGGTGGTGGTGGATTTACTTCAAGAGGTCAAGATGCAATAGGTAACTTTGGTGGAGGATCTTTCCTAGACGGTCTTACTCAGAACGCAAACGCAAGAGTTGGCGGAGCAGGTGGTTTTGGTGGAGGAGCTCAGGCAGACGGTCAGACAGTAGGTCAATCAGGTGGTGGCGGTGGCTACTCTGGTGGTGGCGGTGCTCGTACAACAGCTGCAAACCAATCAGGTGGCGGCGGTGGTTCTTATATCGCTCCTATTGTTTCTACCGTTTCAACATCTACAGGTTTATTTGATGGCGTAGCTGTGTTTAACAGTAATCCTATTACTAACTTAAACGCATACAACACTGGTGAAGGTTCTGTAGTAATGACTCTCGTTTCTTCATTTACAACAGGTAACAGTGTTCACCCTACAGCACTAGATGCTGAAAACGGTACAAACGCTATTGCAATTACCCCTCAAGGAAACTCTTATCACGCTTTTCACCCAATAAGCTTGGATTCTCAAAACGATCAGATTCATAGCAATATTGCTCACAACTTATCTGATGGAGAAGCTGTAATCCCTGCTTTCCAAGTAGGTAACCCAGCGGGTATTTCTTCAAATACTATTTATTATGTAAATACTGTAAACGCTTTTTCTTACAGACTAAGCAGCACACCTTCTCCAAGTTTTACAACAATTAACCTAACTACTCCTTCTGCAAAAACTAGCGGAACTCAGTCAACATTGAGTCGAGTTGTTGTTAACACCGCAACCGATACATTGACTATTCCTAACCACGGATTCTTAGTAGATCAACCTCTACAATATGACACAGGATCAGGAAATGCAATCGCTCCTTTGGTAGATGGATCTACTTACTATGTACAGGAAGTTTTGAATGCAAACCAGATTCGTCTAAAGTCTGCTTTAAACTCTCCAACATATATTAACTTTACTGCAGCTGGAACTGGAACTGCTCACAGCTTTATTTTCCTAACTGTTAACGTTGCTGAAGATACTATTTATATCCCTAACCATGGATTAGTTTCTGGACAAGCAGTTAGATATAACAATGGTGGTGGAACATCAATTGGTGGACTGTCTCATAACACTCTTTACTATGTAATTAAAGTAGATAACAGCATCATTAGATTAGCAACAAATAAAGCTTTGACTCAGGTAGTTAATATAACTTCTGCTGGAACAGGTACTCAGCAGCTAGTTATTACATCTATTGACTTTACTGAAAACATTTTAACTCTTCCAAATCATGGATACTTACAAGGCGAGCTAGTTCAGTATGACTCTAGAGGACAAACAGTTCTTGGAGGATTAACTACAGCAACTCCATACTATGTAATCTTTATTGATGGTGACAATATTAAGCTTGCCACAACCCCAGAAAATGCAGAATCTGGAACAGCGGTGGATCTTGTATCTTCTCCTGCAGGTGTAGGACGCCATACTCTCCAATCTTTAAGTAAGACTCCAGATGGAATTTACGACATTGTATCTATTCCAACGCCTACAACTTTTACAGTTGAAGCTAAGGGATCTGTACCAAATATTGTAAAAACATTTAACCCTAGATCTAGTATAGATACAGTTTTTGATTATATTTATCTACCATCTCATGGATTAGTTACAGGTACATCCCTTCTTTACAGTAAGGGAGAAGCTGCTACAACCATAGAAGGTTTAACAGATAACACTACATATTATGCAATTGTTGCTAATAGAGACTACCTAAGATTAGCTACATCTGAAGCAAACTCAGCATCAGGTATTTATGTAGACATTCTTGGTTTTGGTACAGGTGTTGCACATACTCTTACAACATCTCAGATTAACGGAAACATTACAGGATCTGGTTCCGTATCTGTTGTCTCTGGATCTGTTCTTGTAAACGGTAGCGGTACTTCATTCTCTAAGATTCTTAAGGTGGGAGATAATTTTAGATTATTCCCTAACAATTCTCTTATAGAAATAGGCGAAGAACTCATTACTACTGCTGGTATAAACATAGCAGCTAACACTATTGGAGTTACTCACGCAATTGCCACTGGAACAGCTATGGTTGCAGGATTTACTACAACAGGAGATATTAGCCCAGTAATTGTATTAGGAGGAGTATCTACAGATCTTGTTGGAGCACAGGTTTTTATAAGAGCTATTAACTCTACAAGCATCTCATTGCACCCTACAGCACTCGATGCAACTAACAATACTAATATTATAGATATTACATCTACTGGAACATCTTCTACAGGATTCAAATTAGTTCCTGTTTTGCCATACTTCTTGCCAGCAGATATTAATACTACAACAAACAGAATAACAAAGTCTCATCGTTTTATGACTGGAGATACAGTTAAGTTCTCAGCTGGCGCTGGTGTAGCACCAGCTCCACTTGTAGATGGATACTACTACTTTGTTAGAGCAGTTTCCGATACTGAAATAACTCTTCACGGATCTGCTTTAGATGCAACAGGAAATACAAACGTTATTGACTTTAGCACTACAGGAACTGGAACAACTTTTAGATTAACAGAGACAGCTCCTACCAGCCCAATTATCCGTAAGATTACTGCTATTGGTTCTGATACACAGATTACTGTAGATCGTCCTTATTCATCAGCTTATAACTCGATCTCATATTCATACCCAACATTCATCTATGTGCGTCCACAGGGATACTCTCTGCACCGTCCATTTGATGGTGGTGTTGAGATGTCAGTTGGGTCTGGTACATCTCTTGGTCAGATTGTTCGTCAGACTCGTAAGTACTTCCGTTACCAGTCAGGTAAAGGTATTCAAACTTCTTGTGGTATTAACTTCAAGCCATCAATCGACATCGAGAGCATGGTTAAGTTTAGTAATACAGTAATTGAATGTAAATCCCGTCGTCCTCACGGTTTGATTTCAGGTCTGTTTATTAGGGTTTCTGAAGCCCAAGATTCATATGGCAATGTAAGTACTATTTATAACGGAGATTTCCAAGTTACTGTTGTAGATCTAACTACATTCCGTATCGTTAAGGGTGGAGGAATTCCAGAGAATCGTGCTTATGGATTCCCTCAATTCTATGTCCGTGAATGGCAAAACGGTGCTGTTAGAACAGGTATGTTTGATTTCCAGAACGGTATGTTCTACGAATACGATGGTCAAGAAATCTATGCGGTACGTCGTTCTTCAACACAGCAGATTGCTGGAACAGTAGCAGCTCTTCAAGGATCTGAACTTGTTTTTGGAACTGGAACTAGCTTCCAAGCTCAGCTAGATGTCGGCGATATGATTGTTATGCGTGGACAGAGCTATCGTGTAGTTCAGATTGACTCTGATACAAGATTATCTATTCGTCCTGAATATAAAGGTTCTTCTGGAACTGAGAAAGAATTTAATCCTCAGACTGCTGTAAACACTACTACAGATACATTTAATATCATCGGTCATGGATTTAGTAATCTTTTGCCAGTTGTTTATAACTCAATTGATGGTGAAACAATTGGCGGCATGATTAACGGTCGTACTTACTACATCGATTTGATAAATAACAACTCTTTCAAGCTAAAGGCATCACCTTCTTCTGTAGGAAATATCGACTTAGCAAGTACTGGTACAACAACAGTTCACTCACTTACACCTGCTAAGTCAGGTATTATCGTGACCAAGACTGTTGACACCAAGATTCCTCAAGCGGATTGGTCATTAGACCCATGCGATGGATCTGGATCTACTGGCTACAATCTTGATCTAAGTAAGATTCAGATGGCTTACATTGACTACTCTTGGTACGGTGCAGGTAAGATTCGCTTTGGTTTCAAGACTACCGATGGTCAAGTTAGATATGTCCACGAATTTGTTCACAACAACAATTTGTTCGAATCATACTTCCGTTCTGGTAACCTACCAGCACGATATGAAGTAGTCACATACAATAACCCTACATACATCCCATACCTATTCCACTGGGGTACTTCGGTCATGATGGACGGCCGTTTCGATGACGATAACGCTTACTTGTTTACAGGTTCTAGCCAGACATTGAACATTCCAGGAACAACAGTTAAGGCGTTCTCATCGAGTGGAATTAACTTAAGCACTGATTTGTTCACAGTTCAGAGTCACGGATTTAATACTGGAGACGTCTTACAGTTCCAATCAATCGCTTCTAACGGTTATCCAGGATCTAACTCTCTTAACCCAGCAACACAGGTAGTTGGATCTAACTCAGCCGCAACACTAATAAATAACGCTAGATACAAAGCATTTGTTAACAGCCCTAACCTTATTCACTTAACTCCAGAAAATGCAACAATAACTATTGGAGCTACAGTTGCAAGAAGCGGGTCTACAGTTACTGTAGATACAGCTACTCCACACGGACTGACTACAGGTATGTATGTTGGCATCTACGGATTGACAGCAACAAATCTACCAAATGGCCCATTCTATGTAACTAGAGTAACTGATAATCAATTTACATACACAGTATCTGGCACACAAACAGTGACATCTATTGCTCAGCCAGGTGCTGCAATCTCTGAAGTAATTAACTTTACAAGCAGAGGTAACACTCAGTACACCTACTTCTTGTATCCAAATGGATCTCTATATAATACTTCTGGACCTAACTATCAACCTCTTATCTCCATCCGCTTGTCCCCATCAGTATCTTCTGGTTTGACAGGTAAACTTGGTGACCGAGATGTTATTAACCGAATGCAGCTTCGTTTGAAGGAAATTGGAGTTTCCAGTACACAGCTGGTTGACGTTAAGCTCTTGCTTAATCCACGTCTAAATAACTTGAACTTCCAAGGAGTAGACAATCCTTCCCTTACCCAAATTGTTGAGCATACTGCTCAAGACACAGTTTCTGGTGGAGTTCAGGTTTATAACTTCCGTGCAACTGGTGGTTCTGGAGGAACAGAAGCTACTACTACCGTAGACGTTAGCTCGCTGTTCGAACTTTCAAACTCTATTCTTGGTGGAGACTCTATCTTCCCTGATGGACCAGATATTCTTACAGTAGCTGTATCTCGTTTGACTGGTAACGCAACATTAACATCAGCTAAGATCTCATGGTCTGAAGCTCAGGCATAGGAGGCTATTGTGCCAGTACAAAGACTCGGTATAGCAAATCCTGCAGCCAACGAAGACACAGTTCTTGCTACATTTACAGATTCTTATCTAATCTCAGTAACTGCAGCAAGTAAAGCAGCTACAGCTACACCTGTAACAAAAGTAACTATATGGGTAGTTCCTGCAAATGCAACTATTCCTGCTCAATATGCTTATATAGCTTACAATTTACAAGTATCTGTAGGTAGCTCATTCGAGACATTTCGTTTTGCTGTAAATACTGGCGACACCTTATACATAAGATCAAACGTTTCTACAACATCTTTTAGTTGTAACGGTATTGAACAAGAAGATTCTGCGCTTCCAGCTAACATTGCTCAGACTCTAAATAATAAAGTTCTTCGTGGGCAGTACAACACTATCTATTTAGATAAAGGAACTACTGCAGAAAGAAGAAATGATGCTGAAGTCGGTTATGTAAGATTTAACACCGAAACACAGCAATTAGAAGTAAAAACTGAATCACAAGGCTGGCAAGATGTAGGAGCAGATGGTGTAGTAGGAGCCACTGGCCCATCTGGTGCAGATGGCGCAACAGGCCCTACTGGTCCATCTGGAGGACCTACAGGCCCTACAGGGCCTACAGGACCTACAGGACCAAATGGTATTGGTGGACCTATAGGTGTCACTGGTGCTACTGGTGCTACAGGCGTTGCAGGTCCAACTGGACCAGCAGGTCCGCAGGGAACTACATTACAAATTTTAGGAAGCGTTGCTAATCCTGGTTTACTACCTACCGCATCTGGTTCTATTGGAAATGCTTATGTAGTTATAAGTACTGGAACTGTTTATTCATGGGATGGTTCTGCTTGGGATGATTTAGGTGCAATTCAAGGACCAACTGGTCCTATTGGTTCAACTGGACCTACAGGTGCGACAGGTGCTGCGTCAAACGTGGCTGGTCCTACAGGACCTACAGGAGCTACAGGTCCAAACGGAGCTACTGGTGCAGCATCTCAGGTCACAGGTCCTACAGGTCCTACGGGTGCAACAGGTCCAGCTGGTATCCAAGGAGTTTTAGGTAATACAGGTCCTACAGGACCTACAGGCCCTACAGGGCCTACAGGACCGCAAGGAACAACTCTTAATCTTTTAGGAAGTGTTGCCTCAGTTGGATTGCTTCCTACTAACCCAAGCAACATTGGCGATGCTTATGTTGTGACTGGTGCAGGTAACAATGTTTATGGTTGGGACGGAATTGAGTGGGATAACTTAGGAGCTATTTATGGACCTACAGGTCCTACGGGTGCAACGGGAGCTGCGTCAAACGTAACTGGGCCTGTTGGACCTACTGGTCCTACAGGACCTACAGGACCAACGGGAGCAGCATCAATAGTACCTGGCCCTACTGGAAATACAGGACCGTTAGGACCTACAGGATCAACAGGACCTACGGGACCTATAGGACCGCAGGGAACATCTGTTACCGTTAAAGGAGTAGTAGCACAGGTAGTAGATCTTCCATCAAGTGGGAACACTGTAAATGATGCATATTTTGTTACTGCTGCAAATGTTTTATATGTATGGAATGGAACTAGCTGGAACAATGTTGGTCCAATTATTGGCCCTACTGGTGTTCAAGGACCAACTGGTGCTACAGGAAGTACAGGACTAACAGGATCAACGGGACCTACTGGTGCCACAGGATCTACTGGACCGCAAGGCGGTCAAGGAAATACTGGACCAACAGGTGCAACTGGACCGACAGGACCAGCAACAGGAACAGTTGAAGTTACTACTACAAATGACAGTACTTCTTTTGTTGGTCTTTTTGAAAGCTTAACTGGACCTCTTGGTGGAAAAACAAATGCATCATTTACATATGATGCTACAAATGGAATTTTAAAAGTTCCTACTATTGAAGCTAACTCTATTGCAGCTCCTTCTACAAGCACTGGAACTTATTTAATAACTTCTCCTACAACAATTACATTAAATCCAACCAGTGAAATTTTAAACACTGCCCCTATCAGATTAGTATCTAAAACTAGCAGTCAGATAAGCACTTTAACTGCAAGTAATGGGTCTTTAATTTGGGACAGTACTAATTCTAGAATTCTTGTGTTCAATGGAACTTCTTGGGTTACAGGTACTAACGCATCTTACCCTGCAATTACTCAACTAGATGTAACAAACAGTGGAGCTACTGCATATCTTTTCAATAATCAATACAGTGGAAACAATCCTACTATCTATGCAATTAGTGGAACTACCATTGCGTTTAATCTAAATGTAGTAGGCCATCCTTTCCTCATTAAAACATCAGGTGGCGCAGGAAATTACGACACAGGACTTATCCATGTCGGTACAGATGGAACTATTTCTACAGGCTCTTCCGCTCAAGGTAAGGTCTCAGGAACTCTATACTGGCAAGTACCAGCCAACATAAATGGAAACTATGCCTATCAATGCTCAATTCATAGCGGAATGCTTGGAGTTATTACAATTAAGGATATCTCGGCGATATGATAATGGAGACCGTAGGTAATTTTCAATGGAAAACAGAAGAAAGCGAGAATCCTCCTCTTCTTAATTTAACCATTAAAAATATTTCCCAAAATAAAACTGTACTGATTTCAGATGTAGTTTGGGCAACTGGTAGAGAAGATTTCCTTGAAGGTGTTTACAACACAGCTATTGAAACGCTTGAAGGTGCAGATCACTGCTGTTATTCAGGAAAAGTTAGTTATGTGAGCAATGTATGACACAATACAAAGAGTACACTGTTACCACAAAAGGATTAGATAGAACTGACTCCGTATGGGATGACCTTACTAGCTTTTCTGGCTCTACAACTATCCCTAATAGAGCTGTAGAAGTAGCAAATGCCAGAGAAATAAATCCTTATAATACTTCTTATTTTTTAACTGACGAAGAAGCTATAGATTTAAGAAATGATCCTAGAGTTGTTGATGTACAGGATTTAAGTAAACTATCTTTAGTAAAACACGCTTTTCAAGACTCTGAGTTTAATAAAACTTCTATTAATACTGGTTCAAAAGTAAATTGGGGTCTTTTAAGACATGTAAGAACATCAAATGTTTTTGGAACCTCTACTGCAGATCCTGGCGGAACTTATGACTATGTTTTAGACGGTAGCAATGTAGATTTAGTAATTGTTGATAGTGGAATTGAACGTCTTCATCCAGAATTTTTAACAGCTTCAGGCCCAAGTAGTAGAGTAATTGAGTTAAATTGGTTTACGGCATCTGGAGTTACAGGTACTATGCCAGCAAATCACTACACGGACTATGATGGACATGGAACCCACGTCGCAGCGACTGCTGCTGGAAGAACCTTCGGGTGGGCAAAAAATGCAAATATATATTCTATAAAACTAGATGGATTACAGGGCACGCAAGATATTGGAGCTGGTCTTTCCGTTGCTGACACAATGGATTGCATATTAGGTTTTCATTTAAATAAGACAAACGGTAGGCCAACTGTGGTAAATAATAGTTGGGGATATGCTATTTATTGGCATGAAAATGAGAATATACTTTCTTACTCTGCTGACCCTGCAGATCCAGGTTTTCCTATAACATCTACTACTTATAGAGGAACTTTATATCCAACAAATGTAAAAGATCCTGCACGAGGACAGACTGGTGCTAGTTTAGGCGGTGGCACTTATTCAATGCCAGTTAGAGTTGCAGCTATAGATGCAGATATATCTCTACTTCTTCAATATGGAATACATGTTTGTAATTCTGCTGGAAACGAATCTTCTAAAATTGATGTAGTAGGTGGAGTTGATTATAATAACTATGTTTCAGCTGCAGGTTTAGGGGATTATTATTACAATAGAGGGGCAAGTCCTAGCACTGGCGATGGTCCAGGTTTTGAAGTGGGATCTTTAGGACCGTTTACTACATCTGGATTAGATAGAAAAAGCTCCTTTAGCAATTCTGGTCCTGGAACAGACATATATGCTGCAGGTGGCTCTATTATGAGCGCTGTAAGCAATGTTAATGATGGAGATACTAATTTTGCTTACTATGCAAATAGTAGCTTTAAACAACAAGTTTATTCTGGCACATCGATGGCTTCTCCACAGATAGCAGGTCTATGTGCTCTACTTCTACAGGTTCATCCAGATTGGTCGCCTTTAAAAGTTAAAAATTGGCTGACAGCTAACGCTGAGCCAGACATGTATGCTACAAGCTTAGATAATGACTACTCTAATACTTCTAGTATTCATGGTGGAAATAATAGATTAGCTTATTTTCCTCTGTATGGTCAAAAAAGCTATCAGATGGTGGCATCATAGAGTATGATTACATATATATTTAGAAGGAGAAAATAATGCCTATAAAAAGACTAGGAGTGGCTTCTCCTGCAGCCTCCGTAACAACTCTACTGTCTAATGTTGATACTGCTGGCGTAGCGTCTATAATTGTTGCTAATAAGGGAGCTATAGATCTTCTTGCAACTATCTACATAGAACCTTTTGACAATATTGGCTCTCCTATTTTTAGATCTTACATAGTAAACAATCTAAGTGTTGGCGTTGGTCAATCATTTGAAACTTTTAGAGTTCCTGTAGCAGTAGGAGATTTAATATATGTAATTTCTTCTACACCAGACGCATCTTTTTCAGCAAACCTTGTCTACGAGCAAGTTGGAAGAACCAACATTGTGTATCAAAGCACTCAGCCAGGTTTTGCTTCTGTTGGAGATATTTGGATTGACAGTACAGATCAATCAGTTAGTTTCTACACGGGAACTGCTTTCAATACAATTGCAACAGTAGCGCCAACTGGACCAACAGGCCCAGCAGGTGCGACAGGAGCTGCATCTCAAGTCACTGGACCAACTGGACCGCAAGGTTCTGGAATAAATATTCTAGGAAGCTATGCAACATACAATTTACTTGTAGCTGATACTCCTGTTGGAAATATTGGAGACGGTTATCTTGTTGGCTCCGATCTTTATATATGGAGCGATTTAAATCAAGAGTGGACTCTTTCTGGTCCTATCGTTGGTCCAACTGGAGCAACGGGAGCGACAGGACCAATTGGTCCTAATGGAGTTGGTGGAAGTGTTGGCCCTACTGGTCCAACTGGTCCAAGTGGAGGACCAACTGGCCCAACAGGACCCACTGGCGCAACGGGTGCTACAGGAAGCACAGGAGCTGTAGGAAGCACTGGAAGCACTGGACCTGCTGGTGTTCGTTCCTCTGTTTTGTTTAGATACAGCAACACTATAACTGAAGCAGATCCAGGAAGTGGATTTTTTAGGTTTAACAATGCTGATACAGCTTTAATTAATAGACTTTACATAAGTACATTAGATTTTGCTACTTCAGCAGATCAAACAGGATGGCTAGACTTTTTAGATAGTTCTACTAATCCAACTGTTAAAGGTGTTATTAATTTTTTAACTACAACAGGAAGTTTTAGGTCAGCATATTCCGTAACAGGAGTAGCTGAAGATCAAGGCGGATGGTTTAAAGTAACAGTCTCGCACATTAGCGGACCAGCTTTATCTAACAACACCAGCTACTATCTCGAGTTTTATAGAAACGGTGACTATGGTCCTACAGGACCAACAGGTGCAACGGGCGCAGTGGGTGCTACAGGTGCGACAGGTGCAACTGGACCGACTGGAGCTCAAGGAGTTTGGGATACAGCTCAGACAATTGATGTTAAGTCTGACAACTACACATTAGTCTTAGCTGATGCTGGAAAACTTATTAGATGTACAAAGTCATCTTCTATGTCAATTATTATTCCTACAAACTCTGCACATGCATATTCAATAGGACAAAGAATTGACATTATGCAGTACGGAACAGGTCAGGTAACTGTTAGTGGTGATACTGGAGTTACTCTTAGATCTACTCCTACAAACAAGTTGAGAGCCACCTACTCAACAGCATCTATTATTAAAATTGGAACAGACGAATGGGTTCTAGCTGGCGATCTAGCCCTTACATAATTAGGAGTAGAGATGCCATTAAGTTTAGGAATAGCTAGCGGAGCTGGGTTTTTAAAGAACCCAGCGGAACCTCGAGTTCTTGGGTACAGAGTCAACTACATCAGTAACCCATCATTTGAGGTAGATACAACAGGTTGGTCAGCCGTTGCTGGTGCAACTTTGGCTAGATCAACAAGTGAATTTAATACTGGCTCTGCATGCCTTTCTGTTACTAACACAAATGGTTCTGCTGCTCAGTTCGGGGCAACTGGATCTATGATTCCTTTGATAGCTGGAGAAGGTTCTTATTATGTAAGTGCCTATGTAAAACTTGCTAGCGGTAACGCATCAGCAAATTATTTTATTCGTATTTTGCAATATGCAGAGCAAAGCTCGGGTACTACAGTGACTAGTGGAAACGTTGGAACTATAAATCTATCATACACTGGGGAGTGGGTAAGAATAAGTGGTTCATTTACCAAAAACGCTGGTGCAAATTTTGCTGTTATTAGAGTAGTTACAGGCTCAAATAACACTGGAGAGGTTTTTTATGTAGACTCTGTTTTACTAGAAAAGTCAGATACGCTAAGATCGTACTTTGACGGAAGCAGTAATGGCTTCTGGTCAGGAACTGCAAATGCTAGTTTTAGTGGGGGAACTCCTTACTAAGTTTATAGGTTATAGATTGGAAGTAGAGACGAATGGATGAATATGTCAATTGGTTTGCCAATGACGGGCAAAAAAATTTTTACATGCATCTTCTTAAAGAATTTGTAGGTAAGCCTATTCGCTGTCTTCAGATAGGTGCTTATACGGGAGATGCTTCCGTGTGGATTTATGACAATCTTTTAAAGGAATCTGACTCTGTTTTGATAGATGTCGATACTTGGGAGGGGTCAGAAGAGCCAGCACATTATGAAATGAACTGGTCTACTGTAGAAAATCTATATGATATAAAAACTAAGCAAGGACAAGAAGAAAGAAAAATAATTAAATATAAAGGAACTAGCGATAGTTTTTTTAAAAATAATAGACAAATGTATGACTTCATATATGTAGACGGGGACCACACAGCTTACGGAGTTCTAAAAGATGCAGTGGCTGCATACGAATGTCTTAATGTGGGGGGAATTGTCGCTTTTGATGACTACCAATGGAGCGCTGGTTTAGGTCCTTTAAAAGAGCCAAAGATGGCTATAGATGCATTCGGCAGTATTTATCGTGATAGGCTAAAGTTAGTTCTACAAGAATACCAATGCTGGTATAGGAAGATAGGGTAAATATGAAGGTAGCAATTTACACAATTGCACTTAACGAACGTCAGTTCGTTGATACATGGTTTGAAGCGGCAAAAGACGCTGACTACCTAATGATTGCCGATACTGGATCTACTGACGGCACTGTTGAACGTGCTCGTGAGCTAGGTATTCATGTTGTAGATGTACGAGTTTCTCCTTGGCGTTTTGATGATGCCCGTAATGCTGCATTAGCCGCACTACCAATTGATATTGATATGTGTATCTCTTTAGATATGGATGAAGTAATAACTCCAAATTGGAGAGCTCCTTTAGAAGCAGCTTGGGAGCGTGGCGTAACTCGTCCTCGTTATAAGCACATTTGGTCTTGGAATGAAGATGGAACTCCAGGACTTGAGTTTAGCTATGACCACATTCATACTAGAAAGAACTATCGTTGGCGCCACCCAGTTCACGAGTGCTTGTATGTTTATGGAATTGAAGAAAAACAAGAGTGGATTCCAGAAATTGAAACACATCACCACCCAGACCCAACTAAATCACGCTCTCAATACCTACCACTTCTTGCTCTTTCTGTAAAAGAAGATCCTTATAATGATCGCAATGCCGCAAAGCAATCGATCAAGCTCCAGGACGCCGTGAGCCTTGGGTAGATCTTGCAGAGCTTTACTACAATAAAAAAGATTGGCAACAATCTTTAGATTGCGCTAAAGAAGCTTTGGCTATAAAAGAAAAGCCATTAGAGTATTTGTGCGAAGAAAAAGCTTGGGGATACGCTCCTTATGATTATGCAGCTATTGCTGCTTACAATTTAGGTTTGTATGCAGAAGCTGTGGAGTATGCAGAAATGGCATATTCTATAAATCCAAAAGAAGAAAGATTAAAAACAAATCTAGAGTTTTGTATTTTAAAACAACCTAAGATTTAGTTTTTTTATTAATTTTCTTTTTTTCTTTTTCGTTTCTTTCTAAGTTATATGCTTCTACAGCATTTGCACTAGTGCGGCTTCTCCAAGAGAATCCGCACTCAGTGCATGTTACAACTTTTGCAGTAGTCCAACGCCCACCACTTGGTAGTTGCTCTATAGAAACACTAAGCTTAGAAGGACGAGCAGTGCAATATGGACAATTAGGAAATCTTCTTCTTCTTGCTTCTTCTCCATTATAAGAGACCGACAACGCTCTACGAATATCGACTTCATCTTTACCTCCCCATATTCCCCAGATCTGCCTGTGTTCTAGAGCCCATTGTAAACACTCTGAACGAACAGGACAAGTAAAACACATATTTTTTGCTGCATACTTTTCTTTAAAATCTTTTGAAAAGAACCAATCTAAAGCATATCTATTAGAAGGTTTTGCACAGGTGGCATCTGACTGCCAATTAAGATTATCTGCTGGTTTCCACACATGACTATATTAGACTATAAATTATAAAAATATCGTCTATATGACTATATTTATTAAAAATTATATTTCTATCCAAGTTGCAGGAAGGACAGAGTCTACAAACTCCCCATACTCTGTCTCACCGCTTTGATCGCAAACTGCATAGTTTTCTTCGTTTTTTATTATTCCAGCCCATCCATAATTAGGAGAACATTTGTCTATTAAATTAAATCCGTCCCCTAAAGAAATAGCTACTCCATCTCTTTGTAAAGCTGACGCTAGTGCTCTTCTAACTAAATCATTTCCTAAATCTATATGGTCAAAGGTGTAATAGATAACTGAACAATCTATTGTAGAATCGTACCCAGAACCTTCCCACTCTTCCCAAAGAAAATCCCCTGGTCTATCGCTTTTCATTAATATTCCTTAATCAGATTCATCGTTAGGATTAATATTAACCTCAAAATCTGGATCCCGCTGATTAGAAAAATAAACTTCACTACTTAATTTTAATTCATATATCCCAGCAATAGTCACTGATCCGCACATAGCACATACCTCTACAGATCCATTGTTAACCTTACTAGGGACTTCTACGCCTTTTAAACGCATCAGTATGCGTCCATTTTTATCCATACTTTCAGGTTCCCATTTAGCATGCTCCCCCATCCAACAAGATTCACAGACAGGAAAAGGACTGATAACTGGTTCAGCAGCCATAAGCCCAACTTTCAATAGGTTACAACGTTAAGTCTACTCTTATGAGGCAGAGGGGAGATCTTCCTTAAGTATTATATTTAATTTACCACGAATTTGTTTTCTTTCTTCTGGTGAAAATCCACCCCAAAAACCGTGTTTTTCATTTTTTATGGCCCATTGACCGCATTCATCAATATGAGAACATCTTGAGCATATTTTTTTGGCTTCTATATACCCATTAAGTCTTTGCCCTATAACTTCTTCATCTTTGTCTTCTGTAAAAAACAACTCCACGCCTATTTCGGCGCAGAGAGGTTCTTTATATTGCCAAGGTGGTACAAGCTCTGACATGTTCCCCTCCAAGAAACTATTTAATTTGTTCTGACGCTATCTTTCCTACTTCGTAGCCACACCCTGCATACCCAGCAATATCAATCCAAGTATCAGGCTGAAAGCCAGCACCGTGAGCAAATCTTGCCACTTTAAGACCTACCATCATCATAGCTACCTGCTCATTAGTTATAGGGATACCCAAAATTACAGACCATATTTGAGCAGTCCTTGTAAAGTTTTCTTCTGGGCCACCATAGCTCTTATTTCTATCACCAGATATGATTCGAGCTGCTTCACGAAGAGCTTCTACTCTTGGAGGGTTATCTACAACCTCTCTAATCTCCTCACTACTTTTGTCCATAGTTACGCATTCTTGCAACTACTTCAGCAGAGTATGTTGGGTCTGTAACTCCATCATCATTAGACATATAGAAGTTATAGTCAATATTAAACTTAGTTTTAATATCTTCTTTAGGAGTTTTTGTAAAGTTGGATAGTTTAGTTTCTAAAGTATCTACAACTTCATCATAGCTTTTTCCATGAACCATAAGTCTGAAAAATACATTTTGCATTTAGTTTGTCCTTTTTTCTAGTTGTTGAGGTGTGTAATGATAGCCTTCAAGTACGGGTTCTTTCCCGTCAGTTGTTTTTACAATAATATCTCCGTAACGAATACTTACTACTTTGCCACGGCGACCATTGTGTAGTTTTCCCATCTCGCCATCAAATGCATTCCATTTGACTCTTACTTCATCAGCAACGACAATTTGTCCAGACTGAGCTGGTACCCACCGTTCGTTTTTGTTTTCTACGATAATTGCATGACCTAAAGCTAGTTTGCCAAATAGCTCAACAATCTGACTTAGGTTTGCCTCATTCTTCGCTGGGTCTGGATCTGTGTTTTTAAGATCCTCCCATTTCTCCAGTAGGGCAATAACATGATCGCCAACAATCCTTTTAGTGCGATTGTTGGTCAACTGTTCTTTGACCCACGGCATATCTACTTTGGCCATTTCGCTGTCCTTTCGTACAGTCTTTCCTAGACTAACAACAACTGGCTCTGGTTGTCCAGAGCTCTCGCTGTTTTTTCCAGAGAGTCTTCGTATGACGGAACTGCCTCTCTGTAAAAATCTTTTTGTGTTTGAGCCACCACTAATCTTTCTTCTGGACTCATCTCCTCTATTGTCGAAGGTAAATACGCCCATTCTGCTCCTAGCTCGGCGGTATGACGCCATTCAGTAACAACAGGAACACCTGCTATGAGTGATTGTGATATTGCGACAGACCACCAAGGGTCTCCACCCTGATAGGTACTTATTAAAGTCCCAACAGATCTTTGCATTTTTAATTGAACTGCATCTTTTTTGCTGTAATTATTGTATCTAATAGACTCAATTGGAAGAGTAAGGTTTGAAGATGTTTTCTTTGTCCACGCAGATTTAGGGTTGTCAGCACACCAATATGTTTTATCTACAGGAGAAACTCTATCCTCAGACTCATCTATTAAAACTCTATCAAAACATAGTGGCACTATGCTATTTTCGTCTAAATTAGGAACGTTTTTTGTAACTACTTTCTTAGAAAACCAAGGCATACTAGGTACATATGTTTGAGCCCACTTGTTATTGTGTAGATAATCTACAAAAGATAGTATCTGTTCTTTGTTTTCTGGTTTTAAAGCGTTATCATATTGAATTCTTTTAGAGTAAAAATCTTTATAAAAATTATCTGTCCCTGTATAAAAATCCCTAATAGTTGTTTTAATCTTTTGTGGCTCTGGCATATCTAAAACTAAACGAAGCTTCCCAAGCTCTCTTGCTTTATTCGCCAATGCAAAGGCCCCGTGAGCATAGTGAGCCGATATATTTGATGGAGATGCTAGCCCTACAAAAATAGCATCGTACTGATCTAAATACTCTTTTGTGTGTGTAAAGTGTGGCTTTGTAAGAACAACTTCATGTCCTAGCTCGATAAAAGCATTATGAAGAAGACCAGTAAAAGTCGGATAACGACTTATTGCATTTTGGGATGACTGAGATGCTGTGCATCCAGTAACTAGTATCTTCATAATTTCCTTATCTTGGATTACTAAATTGCTACCCAACGCTTTTCGTTGGGTAGCAACCTAGCAAAACCAGCTTAGAACGGTGAGGCTGGAGCTGCAGCAGGTGCTGGCGCTGGCGCTGGAGCAGGTGCTGGAGCAGGTGCAGCAGCAGTTGCAGGTGCTGGAGAGGCTGTCTCGCCATTCATTGCAGCAACTGTCTGTGCGCTTGGGTAGTAGTTCTTGATTTCGTTCTTCTTAGCGCCGTTATAAAGACGGCTACCAATCTGTGCACGGAATCGACGACCCATGAGTGCTTGCTCGATTTGAGCATTGGTTGGGTTGTTATCAAAGTATCCACGACCAATTCCCATGGCATGGAACTTCTTGAATAGGATTCCCAGCGCTGCTGGAGAATCTGGTGAGACAACTAAGTTGTCCCATA